TGGGTCAAAACGGAGCGCCATCATTCACCATTAACCCTCGGCACAATCCCAGTCCAATTCATGATTAAAAGGTGCCCCAAGTGTGAGAAAGTGTGGAAACAGTGAAATTTATATTAAACTGGCTCGTCCAAATCGGATCAAGAAATTGGAGGTAACAAAGATAGTCAGACAGTACAGGTACAAAATTCTTAAACTCGAAAATAAAAGGCCTACCCATTACTTTTGTTATGAGCCTTTGACGGTCGGTCACACTTATGTGGAGTCGGGCAGAATGTTCGAAGTGATTGAGGATTTGGGTAGCGAGGATTTTGATTAGCGAGGTCAGGCCAAAAATGTTAGCCGAACCAAAATAATGGAAGGATGAAAGTATGAACCCAATTTATGATTGGTACAGCCGAACCTTTGGCGATTTCAAATTTTCAACAGGCAAATCGCTATTCCGCATCCACAACAAAATCAAAAGCCGCAAGGCAAGGGAGCTGTTCGGGAAATGAAAAAAGTGAAAGTCATGATGCGCGTTAAATATGTTGGAAGGCATTCGTTCGGAGGTGGCCCGCGATACTGCCCTTTAATTGGAACCACTGGTTCGTGCGATATTAAGAGATGGAGGGATGAAAAAGAAAGTGATGTAAAGGTACAGTGGCCGACTGGGGCCACATCCGGCGATGGTTGTTGGTGGTGTGCAAAAATTGACCTTGAGCCGGTGAAATGATGAAACCTAGAATCTTCCCCCTCCTGCTCAGCCTCTCCTGCACAATCTCAATCATCCGTATCTCATTACTCCCCGATTGGCGTACATACTGCATACACATCTTGTTTCTGGCCTGCGTCGCCATTTTAACAATTGGCTGGGCGTTGACAAAGAAAAACCGCCCTCGGCTGTACGAAAGCCGAAAGCGGACGCAAAGGAAAAAATAACTGTTTTAATTATACAGGATTGGAGAATTAAATGCAAGAAAAAATAATTTATAAAAGATATACCGTTAACGAAGAGGGGGAAATTTATTCAAACGTAAGAAAAAAGAAAAGGCTAATGACCTCATGCGGCACATCAAGAAAAGGGTTGTATCAAGTGGTGACATTAACAACTATAGACGGCAAGCAAAAGCCGTATTATGTCCACAGGTTGGTGGCGGAAGCCTTTATTCCAAACCCTTTAGGATACCCTCAAGTAAACCATATAGACGGAAATCCGAAGAACAACAAAGCTAATAATCTTGAATGGTGTAATAATGCTCAAAACATACAGCACGCTTATAAGACCGGTCTATATAAAACATTTGAGTGCGTATTGTGTGGGAAAGAAAAGCACCCTCATGCCTCCCCTCTTTGCGGTAAATGTAAGGCTTCCATATGTAATGAAGTTGGGTCAATACTTGCTAAAATGAGAAAATCTTGCGATTACATGACAATGGAAAAGCAAGCGAGAACCATTTCTGAAAAGGAAATAATCTCTGAGCTAATTATCGGAAAGACATATGAAAGTATCGGTAAAGACCGTGGGGTAACGAGACAAAGAATTGAGCAAATCGTGAATTCAATAAATAAACGTGATAAAGGAGTGTCAATATGAAAGATTTAAGCGCTGCCCTGTTCGGCCTTCAAAATTACATCAACGATTTTCAAATTCAACACCATTGCACGCTAGAGGTCATGAACTCTCTGAACGGGTTGAAAGTCACCGCAACGGTTGAACCGATTGAACCGGCAATCACGAAAATTGAACCCACCAAGCCGGAGCCGGTTAAGCCGGAACCGCAGTATAGAGAAGTTAAGCGGGCAGCTAAGGTCGGGGAGAAAATCAAAATTACCGGAGAAATTATGACGGGCGGCAATTATAAATATGGAGATATTTTGACCATGAAATCAAGAGAAATCGGTCATCCGTTACCTGCTATTGGGGTTGAGGAGTTTACCGAACCACATATTTTTGATGCGGAATATGTCGTCCTGGAGGAAATCAAAGATGTGTGATGTGGAATGACCGACCGTGAAAAATGGCTCATGTCCCGGCGCAAAGGTATAGGCGGCAGCGATGCGGCGGCGATCTTAGGAATTAGCCCCTATAAGTCAAATATTCAGCTGTGGGAAGAAAAGGTCGGCCTTCGTGAGCCGGAGGATATCGGCGATAAATTATGCGTTCAGTATGGCAAAGAGTCCGAGCAACACCTAAGAGCCTTATTCGCACTTGATTATCCTCAATATCGTGTTGACTATGACGAATTTGGTTTGGTTGCAAACTGCAAAGAATGCCCTTTCCTTTTTGCCACTCTGGATGGTGATATCAGCGAAATGGACGATAGCAAGCCGCTTGGCCTAATCAAGCGTAAAGGCATCTTGGAAGTCAAAACCACCGAGATTATGAGAGGCGGGCAGATGGCAGAATGGAAAGACAAAATCCCACAAAATTACTTCATTCAAGTGCTACATCAGTTTCTTGCAACCGGCTATGCGTTCGCGGTCGTTAAGGCACAAATTAAACTCAATTTTGACAACAATTTAAGGCTTGACACTCGGCATTATCATATTGAACGGTCGGATGTTCTGGATGATCTGAAATTCCTAAAAGCCGCTGAAATCAAGTTTTGGCACTGCGTAGAAACAAAAACGAGACCGGCACTCATTTTGCCGGAGATTTAAGGAGAAAGCATGGAACTAATTTTAAGTACCGATTTGGATAAATCATTGCCCGCAACAATTGATTTTAACCATGAAGCGATCTTGGCACAGCTTGATGAAAAGCTGGTCAAATACAACGGCTTAATTGTTACCGAGGATGCGATCAAGGAAGCCAAGAAAGATAAGGCTTCTCTTAACCAGTTAAAAGAATCTATTGAAAACTGGCGCAAAGGGATAAAAAATCAATGCCTTGCACCGTATCTGATTCTTGAAGCAAAAACAAAAGAGATTGTGGCAAAAATTGATGAACCCATTAAGGCCATTGACGGCCAGATTAAATCCTTTGAGGAAGAAGCCAGAGCCAAAAAAGCAAGCGAAATCATGGATATTTATAACGCTAATATCGGCGATTATGCGGAAATTCTTCCGTTTGGTGCAATCAGTAATCTTCGCTGGATGAATGTTACATACTCCATGAAGGATATTGAAAAAGAGGTTAAAGATGTCATTTTCAAGGTCAAAAACGACCTAAAAGTTATCACCGCATTCAATACCGAGTATGAACTGCAGATCAAGGATGTTTACCTCCGGACGCTCGATTTTTCATCGGCTATGGCAGAAAAGACCCGGCTGGAAGAACAGGCCAAAAAGCTAAAAAAGGTTGAGCCGGTCAAAGAACCGGTTCCGGCGAATGAGGTTGAGTGGAAAGCAGAACCGGTGATCTATTCAGAGCCTGCGCCGGTTGTGGCTGAGGAAATCAAAACCATTCAAGTTGAGTTTTTCAACACGACAGTAGCGTTCCGAAAAGAAATGCGGGAATTGACCGAAAAACACAATATTAAATATGGAGGAATTAAATAATGGCAGTTAACAATAGCTTAATCAAAGCATCTGAGGAAAGATTCACCGAATACGAGTGCAACGGCGAAACCGTGAAACTCAGCCCTAAGATTATCCGCGATTTTCTAGTGTCTGGCGGTGGGAACGTAAGCGATCAAGAGGTTGTAATGTTTCTAAACCTTTGCCGCTACCAGCATCTTAACCCGTTTCTACGTGAAGCGTATTTAATCAAATATGGCAATGGCCCCGCCTCAATGGTTCCGGGAAAAGAAGTATTTACAAAGCGCGCTCAGAGAAGCGAACGATACGAGGGCCAGCAAGCGGGCGTTATCGTCCAAAAAAAGGACGGCTCATTGGAAAGCCGCATTGGAACGCTGGTGTTAAAGGATGAAACGCTGGTCGGCGGCTGGGCAAAGGCTCACGTTAAAGGATATGTTGTCCCGATTGAAATTACGGTTGCTTTTGACGAATATGTCGGAAGAAAAAGCGACGGAGAAATCAACGGGCAATGGGCTAAAAAGCCCGCCACAATGATTCGCAAGGTCGCCCTGGTACAAGCGCTCAGAGAAGCGTTCCCAGAAGAATTGCAAGGGTTGTATGCGCAGGAAGAACTCGGTGTGAGCAGCGATATCCCACTCGACGAAACCCCGATTGATGGGGTAAACGCTGTAGCCTTACCGGTAGTGCAACCAACAATGGATGATCCAGATCCGCTTTCGTAGGCGAGCGCATGAAATCAATCATTCAATCCGAAAAGGAGTGTTGTTTCACCCATTCAACCGCGAACCTTGAAAAACATCATATTTTTAATGGCCCGAACCGCAAGAACTCTGAAAAATACGGGTTGACGGTTTATCTTACTCACAACATGCACAACGAACCTCCGGATGGTGTACATCACAACAAAGATAATCGGGAACATCTTTGCCGCATCGGTCAAGAAGCATTTGAAGCTATTCATGGTCATGAGGAATTTATGCGGATACTCCGGGAGAACTTTTTATGAAAGTAGACATCACCAAAGCGGTTTTAAAAGCCTCTGACGATGGCGATTACGAATTGGCACTATCTATCCCAAAAGACTTTAAATTAGCGGCACGAACACTATGCACCGACATGAGGGCATGTGGGACTATCTTCACTGCCACAATAGCAGAAAAGAAAAAGCGTCGATCGCTCGACCAAAACGCTTTTATGTGGGAATTGCTCACGATTTACGCAAATCATTTAAACGGCGGTAGAACTGGAGGAACTACCCCGGATGATTTATACATGAGGTTCATCTCAACATATGGTGATGCGGTTTTCATCATGGCAGTAACAGAAGCCGAATCAGACCTGTTAAAGGCATTCAGAGTCGTAAAGAAGGTTGATGCGAGAGATTATAACGGCAAAGAATTAATCGTTTATAAGTGCTTCTATGGGTCGTCTGAGTACGATACAAAGCAAATGACAAATTTGATTGAGGGCATCATGGATGAAATGGCAAAGGCTGATATTGATTTTGATTATCAGCGTAGAGAATGGAACGAATTTAAGAAGAAAGAGGATAAAAAGGATGCGTAAAAATGTATTGTTCAATTTGTTTGGTGTTTTACTGGTGATAGTGGCTTTTGCACTTGCGATATTGTCCCCAAGAGTGCTCGAATGGGTCGGAGGTATGACGATGGTTGTGGTTGGTATATTGATGTTTTATTCAACAATCACGATTGAGAAAAAGCAAGATAAAGAAAGTGAGGATAAAAGGGATGCCTAATGTGCTTGATTTGTCTGGTAGTAAATTTAGTAAGATAACCGCTATAGAAATATGCAGTCATAAGCCAAGAGACTCATGCAGATCAATTAACTGGAAATGCGTGTGTGATTGTGGGAACACGGTAATTGTATCAAGCGCTAATTTGAGATCAGGAAGAATAATAAGTTGTGGTTGCACAAGCCTAGCAAAATCAATTTCTAGAATTTCTCCAGATTATGAGAACAAAGCTAAATTCTATGATGGAACTATTATATCGAGGATCGAATCTAAAACAATCAATAAAAATAACAGCAGCGGAGAAAGCGGAGTGTTTTATGAAAAGTGCACAAACAAATGGAAAGTGTCCATTGGGTTCAAGCGAAAAAGAATATATTTGGGGCGATACGCCAATAAAGAAGACGCCATAAAGGCAAGAAAGCTTGCAGAAAAAAAATATTATAACCCAGTAATAGAGCAATATTATGAAGAAAACGTCAAGGAGGCCAAATAAATGCCTACAAATTTTGAGGTTATCACAAAGGATGCGGAGGCGTTGATAAACGTAATGGTTAAAAACTGTTTCTGCCCTCCGGATGATGATTGCCAGACCGGGTGCGGGGGTTGCTCCACTTGCTGGTTAAACTGGTTAAATAAAGAAAGCGAGGATAAAAAGGATGAAAAAGCCTGAGCAATATTTTTGCGATGTTTGCCACAATGAATTTGCTCCAGAAAAAACTGGTTTTATTCAACTGAGGTTGCACGTTATTACGAATTGCGAGTGGGAAGAAGGATATTCGACCCAATCCAGAATTGAGTCTCATTCAGCCGATATTTGCTGCAATTGTTTTTTAAAGTCTACTAATTTAAAATGCGGGTTTCGAGGAGAAAAATTAAAATTGATACATAAGGAGAGTAACAATGCTTAACAGTGCAGTTTTAATGGGTCGCCTAACCGCTGACCCCGAACTTAGACACACCACCAACGATATTGCAGTCACATCATTCACAATCGCCCATGATCGCCCATTCAAATCCGGTGGCGAGAAGCAGACTGATTTTATCGATTGCGTCAGCTGGAGAAATACCGCCGAGTTCATCGCCAAGTATTTTTCCAAAGGCAACATGATCGCCGTTGACGGTTCACTTCAAACCCGCACCTACACCGACAAAAACGGAAACAACCGCAAGGCCGTTGAAATCGTCGTGAATAACGCTCATTTCTGCGAGTCGAAGAACTCCACACCGAGTGCAGAAAAAACGCAGGACAAGCCGGTTGCGCCGGGTACAGAGGATTTTGAAGAGGTTGACGATAACGAAGAACTCCCCTTCTAGTTGAAAGGTGATGTGTAAAATGTTAAACGAATTTGCAAAAGAAGTTCATAAAAACGCCGTTAAACACGGCTGGTGGGAAGATAACAGATCGTTTGGTGAAATAATTGCTCTTTGCCACAGCGAATTATCAGAAGCGCTAGAAGAATATAGGAGCGAGAACCCCGCCTTTTGGTTTGAAAAGAAAGATGAAATATCCTCGATGTTTGGAGAAGAAAGCTATGATAAATGCAAGCACTTTTCTGAATGGCGCGGAGAAAAGCCAGAAGGCGTAGCCGTCGAGATGGCTGATTGTATTATCCGAATATTGGATTGGTGCGGAAAAGAAAATATAGACATCGACTCAATATTAAAAGCAAAGCACGAATTCAACAAAACTCGGCCTTATAAGCACGGTGGTAAGATTTTATGAACAAACAAATAAGCCCCGATGTGTTATTTAAAAGTATGTGTGAAACCACCGTGAATGTCATGAATTATTACACAAGTTTTATTTCTGTTCCTGCGCTGGCGCAACAATTTGAGACAACAAAATATCAGATTAGAAAGACTATGAAAGAGCTGGTATTTAACAGTCTTGTAAGGTCTGGATATGAATGTTGCTGTTCTGAATGTGACGATCAATATTTCATCGTAAGGGGATTTTGCGTGACTAAAAAAGGAGAGCAAACGCAGGTTTACAAAAATGCTTATGAGCAAGAAACAAAAAACATCAAAGAATGTTTTGGGGTGTGATTATGAACATAATCGACTATATCCCAAACACAACAACGAGGGCGAAATTGGTCGCCCTCACAAATCTAAAGGGTTAGGGGGTGGGTTGATGAAATCTAAATATTTCATATGGTTCGGAATGTTCCTCCGCTTTGGCTTTTGGTTAAGGGTTCCAAAGTGGTTTTGGAGCAGAACTTCATTCACAAATAAGGTTGAATTGGGGGCGGGTTGATGGAAAGAAAGCCTAGCGAAGTCAAAATTGAATTATACCATGACAATTTCCAAAATTACAAGCGGTACAACATACCAAAGGCTCAGCTTGTTATCGCTGATATACCCTATAATCTCGGCATAAATGCCTACGCTTCAAGCCCTGAATGGTACATAGACGGTGACAACCAGAACGGCGAAAGCAAAAAGGCCGGCAAGACATTTTTTAATTCTGATGGCAGATTTAAAATAGCGGAGTATATGCACTTTTGCAGCAAGCTATTAAAAAAAGAGCCAAAAGAAAAAGGGCAAGCGCCGGCAATGATTGTATTTTGTGCGTTCGATCAGGCTCAAATGGTCGCTGATTACGGCGAAAAGTACGGATTTATGCACCACTACCCTATATTTTTCATTAAGAGGTATTCTCCCCAAGTCTTAAAGGCAAACATGAAAATCGTCGGTGCAACGGAACACGCAATCGTCTTATACCGGGACAAGCTGCCGAAGTTCAACAACAATGGCAAGATGGTTTTTGATTGGTTCGAATGGGTTAAGGACAGCCAAAACAGATACCCAAAAATCCACCCAACACAAAAGCCGGTTGGGGTGCTGATGAAATTAATTGAGGTATTTACAGACGAGGGAGACTCTGTTATTGACCCAGTCGCCGGGAGTGGTTCAACTCTTAGGGCGGCGTATGAACTCGGCAGGAACGCTTACGGATTTGAAGTTGACAGGGGTATATATCTTAAAGCGCAGGAACAAATGATTGCACCAGCCAAAGAAGAGGGCTGCTACACGCAATTTAAAATTGGGGAGGGTGATTAGATGAAAGATGCTTACTATTTCCCCCATGACAGCAACAGCAAAGACGATCCAAAATGTGTAATGCTAATCGAACAACTTGGCATGGAGGGGTACGGAATCTTTTGGGTGCTGATTGAAACTTTGAGAGAACAGCCCAAATATAAATACCCTCTTGCACTCATCCCTGCCCTTGCAAGAAGATACTGTACGACCACCGAAAAAGCGCGAACGGTTGTCATGCAATACGGATTATTTCAGATTGAAGATGATGAGTTTTTTTATTCAAAAAGTCTCAATCAACGAATGGAAATATACGATAGAAAGCGTGAACAGTCCAGAATGGCAGGAAAATCATCTGCGCAGAAAAGGCTTGGTTGTGCGGAAATCGAACGACCGTTCAACGAGCGTTCAACGACCGTTCAACCACCGTTCAACGACCGTTCAACCAGTAAAGTAAAAGAAAGTAAAGTAAAAGAAAGTAAAAGAGAAGAAAGTAAAGTAGATACTATTGCGGAAAATCCGCAAACCCCATACCCAAAAATAATCGAACTTTATTCATCAATTTGCGTTTCTTACCCAAAACTAACTACCTTGTCCGATTCCAGAAAGAAAGCAATCAAAGCTAGACTAAATACATACAGCATTGACGACTTTGAAAAACTCTTTACGATGGCAGAGGAATCCGACTTTTTAAAGGGAAAAAACAAAAACAACTGGTCAGCGACATTTGACTGGATGATTAAGGACTCCAGCATGGCGAAAATCTTGGATGGAAACTTTTCAAACAAAACAGGACAAGCTAATAAATCAAGCAACCCCTATGCAGACATGGTGAAGGAAGGTAAATATGACTGAATTAGAAACTGCTAAAATCCTCGCTTGCCTGAAATCTGCATATCCAAACTTTCAAAAAGACTCTGACCCCGAAATCGCGGTCCATATGTGGTATTCAATGTTCAAGGATGATGAATACATAATTGTTTCAACCGCCATAACACAATTCATCACAACGGATATAAAAGGTTTTCCCCCACATATTGGGGCGATCAAAGAAGCGATTGCCAAAATCAAGTATCCCGATGCCCTCACCGAGATGGAAGCATGGTCATTAGTTAAAAAGGCAGCCAACAACGGTAATTATGGCTATGTTGAAGAGTTTGAAAAGCTTCCACATGATATTCAGCGGTTAGTCGGAAGTGCAGCACAGATTAGGGAATGGGGTTCAATGGACGCGGATACTCTTGATTCGGTGATCGGTTCAAACTTCATGCGGTCATATCGGGCAAGAGCAGGAAGCCAGCGGGAATATGAAAAGCTACCCGAAAG